GCTGGCGTCAAGATGCCAAGCTGGTAATCAATTGGGTTAGACGTAATGGCAACAATGTTTTGAGCAACCTGCTGCGTAATGGCACGGTTAGAGTTTGCTGTATTTGGACTAATTTCAAAGTCCCAGTCACCTGCAATGTCATCCCTATCAAGAATTGTGGCGAAGTAATTATTTCCATCTTGGCCTGTCACACGAAAGACAAAGCCTTCAGGAACGCGCTGCTGAATAATATGAAGAAGCAAGCTAAGTAAGGTATCCCAGCCACGGTTTAGCCGTCTTAGATGGATATCCAAATTTGCGTTACTCTCACCAACGAGCGCGCGGGCACCTGTTGCTGTACGCGTAGCCCCCTGGTCACCCGTCATCATCCCCATGGTCATGTCACTAAGTCCTGTGAGCCGCTGGGAATAAAGAGTTAAATTCTGCTCCTCCATAAAACCGTAAGCCGTACGATTAGACATTGGAGGGAAGTAAACATCTGTTTGAGGATTATCAAGAGGAATGCCCTTTCCTGGCGCTAGCTCTTCTTGTACAGCATCAACGTTTGAGCTTGGACGATAAAAGAAATAAGGCATGTTAGAAAGAAGACCGTAGTCCACCCGCATGTTGTGCTGAGCATCGATTTCTTGAGCCAGTGGGTACATGATTTCAACCAAACCCATTCCGTAGTCTTCGCCAGGGCGCCTATGGAAATGAATGACAGAAAACGGACGCTCTCCAGCCTTACTAATGCGACGCAAATACGTAGCGCCAAGAAGTTCACCGCTTTGCTTGTGAACCCAAACCACAAGCTCACTTGTAATGCCGTCCCCATCAACGTCATGAGAAACAAAGCACTCTAAAACTTCATACCGATCAAGCTCACTCTCAGTGTCGAGAGTTCCCTTGCCAGCGGCCATAGCTCTAACGGTCTTAATGGCATTACTTACACCAGTAGACCTATAGTTTTTCCCTGACTTAATCACCTTGTCAGCCGCCTCTTCATCAAAACGCTTTTGATCGACCAAATGCCATATCTGGCCGGCGGTTAAATAGTCACGGTGAACTACGATGTCAGATTTAGAAGGATCTCCCCCACCACCAACCTGAATGTAGTCTTCTAAACGAATGTGCTCAACCCGAGGGCCACGGAAGCGCTCAATAACAACTTCTTTTTCTTTCTCTCTGTACCGAGTGACAGGAACGGGAACCCTCTGACCACCAGGAACGTCAACAATTTGTTGAGATTGATAGGGTATCTTTACAATATCGATAAACTTTTCGTGCTTTACGTCCCAACCAGCCTTTAAAATGCCGGTTCCGGTTGTAATCCAGTCCCAAAGCCAGCCGTCTACAACGTCCTCCAGCCCTTTACCCTCATTAACCCATTCCTTAATGGCATAAGTCATCAATTGGTCAACAACATCGGTGGCCTCTACAGAGTCCGCTCGACGTGGCTTCATTGTAAAAGGTGGATCAACCCCAAGGATTGCTTGGAACATTCTGGCGTGCAAGGTTTTGCAAGCAGTAAAGGTGACTGGAAGATGTAAATTCGAGCTTCCTTCGAAAGGACCCGCCACTTCCTCAGGAACAAAATTGTCCCAGGAAGCTAAATACATCTGCTGCCGCTCAAGCATTAAGCCACGATTAGAGTTTTCAATCTCCCAAATCTGACAAAGCTTTTCACCCAATCGCTCTTCTTTAAGCTTATCGAGCAACTTCTGCACGACTTGGTCGCGAAGTGGGGCCTCAATGCCCTCCATTGGCTTTCTTGAGATTGCTACCTTTTGATCATTAGACAAAGTTGACATGCAGAGAGATCCTTTTTAACAAAATTTGGCGCTACAGCCATTGTGTTTGATATAAAACACAGTGTACACCTTAATCTTTGAGCCACTCCTTCATACTAACCCGCTTTTTGGCAGTGTTAACACCCGGCCTAACACCATAAGTGGTGGGTATAGGTCTCTGAATGGCAGATAAATCGGCTTTCTTGAAAAACAACCCGGTGGCTAGGGCGTATTTAACGCAAGACAAAAAGTCCCGGTTGCTAATTTCAAGCTTAGGACGGTTCATGTCATGCGCCCTGTCCCGTTGCCACTCAGCGTTTTCGATGTCGTACACAATGCCTGTACACTGAGCCAGGATGCGAAGCTTAGGAGCGCGGCGTCCAAAGTTATCCACCTCCTCAGGCAGCTCAAGCGCACTTTGAATGCGTGTGACAAAATCCTCATCACTCTTTTCGTCATAGGTAGTGGCCCTACACCTAATGCCCTCAGAGTTTAGAACCTGTATGAATGTCTTAAAGCCCTCGCCGCCGGTCCCCTCCCCAGAGCCAAGGCTGTCCACCACAATGTCAATGAGGCGATAGCCCTCCATCCAGGTCTTTAAGTGCCTAGCAAATTCACGTGGCACCATTTTCTGTGCCGTTTCCTTTAAAATAAAAAGCTCATTGTGAGAGTTACAGCCAAGGATGACGGCGTGGTGAGATTTAGAGGGATGTGGATCAATGGCCACAACACACGGCCACGAAGGATCCCAGTCAATGGACTTCACTATATGAACCGACCTATCAAAGATGCCAGCCAGGGCCAGGCCATCTAAGTCAAAGAAATGACCATGACGACGGGTAAGCCTCTCCTTCTCCGTAAGTCTCGAAAAATACTTTTCCTGAGCGTCCCAGTTGACGTTGTCTTTATTAACGTCTGCGTCAAATCTTAGACACTCGACATCTGGCATCTCACCCTTAGACCATGGCACCAGAAACTCACGCCTAATCCAGCTTTGACCAATGGGGGTGCCTGCCACCACGATGCGGCGCTTTGTACCCTTCTCACGGCCACCACGGGTTAGGGCATTAAAGATCTTCCTTGGAGGCGGTTCGTCAAAGATGAATACCTCCCCTTCGATGGATTCAAAGGCCATCTCTGGCTGCTCAAAGAACATGAAATTGATTTCAGATACACCCACATTAATAGAGGTGATGTACGGCTTGCCATTTTTGTGACACATGTCATCAGTAAGCGGAAACCACTTCTTCAGCTCAGGCACCCACTTGTCACCCACCTTGTCTGGATGATCGAGCACCACGGTCACATTGGCAGGAAGCTTAAAGTATCGCTTCAAATAAGGATGGTATCCCTCAGCCCCCCACCATGCCTCATGAGCAAGACTTGCGGTCTTCCCAGATCCGTTACCTGACATGTTTAAAATAATTTCTTTATCAGAGAGGTGAGTGGCCTCTTGCATCTCGTTAGGAGTGTAGCCAGGACGCTTTTCCTTGGCCCTGCGCTTTTTCTCTCTAAGAACCTCTAAGCGCCTAATCTTCTCTTCACGAGACAAGACATCAAGCTTGGTCATCGTCTTCAAGGTCCGCCACCTCGGCCTCTTCACTTATCAACATCGCATTCAGTTGCTCATCAGATAGGTGACTGAACTTGTGTTCAACAGTCTTGTTCTCTTTAGCCTTGCCCTCATCACGGTCTAAAATATCCTTGCCTGCAGTCAGCCTAGCAGCAGGGTTGGGGTCTATTAAAGCAGTTGTCACCATTGATGCCTGCACGATGGAGGCGTATTTCTTTCTTATCTCTGAAGCAGAGAGGCCAGCGTTTAGGTCTTTGCGGATAGCAGGCAGAATGCTCTCCTTAAACTCCTCAAACGCAGACAGCTCATCAAGTCTTTCAGCCATAGACTGGTCAAGCATGTTCTCGTTTCTTCCCCTGTTAATAGATCTCTGACGTTTCCCCATGACTTATATACTAAACATAAAGACTCATAGATGGTAGCGATTAAATTAGTCGTATACGCATAAAGGTGACTGGGGCCTCCAGATACCGGTGAGAACTCAAAAGGCAATTGGCGCGGATGGGAAGGTACGCGGGGGGTTAAACTTTTTCAATTTAACACCAACAAAATCAATAATTTACGCACATTTTTCAGCCAAGCCAGCATATAAATTATAAGGCAAGCAATATATTTGATGGGCTATTGAGCGTTATATTGCATCTGGGGCTTTTCGCATGGGTGTCTGGGGTTGGATGGGGTTTTGAGGGGTGTTTTAAAATGGTGTCTGGGGCTTTGTAACTAATTGCAACATGAAAAGCTTAATGATTTCAATTAGTTGGTATAAATTGTATCGCCATACAATTCTAAATAGTTCAATCATTACTTTTTAGTAATGATTATCCTATCCCCCATTTTAATAGGTTCGTATATGTCGCTTTAATATGAGGTTTTTCCAGTTGTCAAAAGGAAAATACGCTGTCAAGAAATCTTGACACATAGAAGACAACATCAATCGGATTCTAATCAAAGATCAATATTGTAATTAGAGCTATTCTTATTCCATTGAATTGGACTGGATGGCCTTGGAGGCAACGGTTTGTAAGGAGGAGGAGCAGGTGGCTCAACCGACTTCTTATCAACCAAGATGAAATCACGCGTTTCCTTTTGGTACTGCATATAGAATGAGCCAGGAGTCGATTGAGTAGATCTAGCCACATCCACAGTCACCTTCATGATGTTTGCCTGATCTTTAACTCTCTCAAGTAGAATGAGCGTATCAATAGCTTGCCCAATGGCCGCTCCACCCTTAATGGTTCCTAAACCAAGCTTCTTACCTTCGACTAATTGGTTAGGCTGAACAATAATGTCGATGTGAATGTTCTGCTCAATGGCCATTGTCTTAAGCGTCTTAATGAGAATGGAAGCTTCCTTATGATCTTCTGGATCTAAAAGCATGTAGTGCAAATGATCAAAAAAGAAGTATTGCACCCCTTTGGCTTTCATTTCGCTAACCCATTTGATTAGATCTTCAAGCGGGAAGTATCCATAACCTTTCGCAAAGTAAAGATTCCAGTTCTTAGCTGATTCTTTGTATTTATCAAAGTTCCTCATCTTCCAAGCATTCTCCTGAGCATCAATGGAGAATAGGTTAGGCATAACCTCACGAAAAGGAACTAGTTCACGAGAAGCGTAAGCCATTGGAACACCCTTCTTAAGCCAAAGATGTATCATTTTGTGCCAGAAGGCATTCTTACCTGTCTTAGCCACAGCGTGCCATGCTGTTATCTCGCCCAAGCGTTTACCACCACCAATAAGCTCGTCTAGGTCTGCAATACCGGTCGGTGTTCCCTTTACTAGGTCATCATCACTCAGGTAATTCACCATGTCTTGAAACAGATCGCTAACAGAGACAGACAAGCAGTCACCTGCTGTCGTAGGCTGTTGGCTAATTGTAGACGCAAGGCTTTGTCCGCTTTGGTATCTGTAGACTGATTTTACGATTTGGACGACTTCTGAGGAGTTTAGAGGAGGATTGCACCGCTGTGCATTCTCTTCCTGAAGGCATTCAATGGCAGCTTGTTCGGAGATGTCCTTATTTCGAAGAAGGCCAGCAACAGAGGCTAGGTAATTATTTCTTCCACCCTCTAAAACGCTTCCAGTGGGGTCTTTAGCGGCTTGTATTGTAGGCACTGACTGGTGTTGTTTCACCATATCAACAAGCCATTGAGGAGCATCTGCAATGATTTCCTCGGTGATGGCCTTATAGTCACCTGTTGTTTTAGACCCATCAGCGATGACGTAGCCTCCATCGGTTCTTAGGTCGATACCTGGACGTAGGCCAACGCGGTTTTTAAGACCTTCGATGTATTTGAAATAATAATGCAGTCCGTTATTGCCAGTCTTGACTGCGTATGTCATAGGAAGTTCTGGAAGATCTTTAAGGCTTTCGAAGCCACCAGAAGAGAGGTCGATATCTAGAACGAAGAATCCGTTTTGTTTGCCGCATGGGAGGCCTATGTTTGCATTTGGCCATTGTTCCCACCAAACCTTTATGTCGTGTTCGTCGTTAGAAGCGGCGTAGAGCCCATTAGGGGTGAGTGGGGTTTTGTCTAATGGTTTGCATGGAAAGATATTCCAGCCGTGTTTGTTTACGTAATGCAGAGCAGTTTTAAGCATGATGAGTTTCCCCTATTTATCCCCATCCACCTGTTAATGAAGACTTCTAGGGCGTGGGGAAATCGAAACCAAGTGAGTAAGGCACCGGATTTACGATCTCCCCACAATAGGAGTCTCACAGAAGAGCAGACGAATCCGTGTTTGCTCTTAGGCGGATGAATAAAGTTTGAGGGTAGGTTTTAGAAAATGCACGAACATTCTTGGTTCATGAAATATGAATTTTATAAGCCATTGATTTCATTATGTATCAATTGAGTTAGTTTAGGCTGGAAGGCGCTGCCGCAGAGTGTATACAGCAAGCATTAATGTATTTTTACCAAGTAACAGGATGGGGGCGCTTAAAAAAAGAGTCTTATGTAAAACAGTTAGGCCCCCGTTGGCTACGCTTTGAAAAAGCGGAGACAACACGTGTCCCCTTACTTTAGTAAAAGTTCTGTCTACATTAGGCATAATGTAAGCCGATTTTTTTTTTACTTATATATAGCCCGACATACCTGAGCGCGCACATTCTGTGCGCTCGGTAGGCATAATGACTTTTACAGATATATCATATTTTTACAATAAAAGCAAACATGTCTTTCATTATGTTCCCCTTCCCCCTTCTTATGCACAGCCCCGGCACCTGAAGTGCTAAGGGGCATGTGCACATAATTATCTGCACATGGTGCGACCAGTGTGCGAGAGCATGTCCCCAGTCATGTAGGCATGATGTTTCCTTTGACATAATGGGGGCCATTCAAAGAAACTATGTGTAAGCAATTGGCAGCCTAAGGGTCGATAGACCAAATGGAAGGTGGGCGCGTGTTTTTTGGGCGGGTGACAGAGTGGTGGGACAAATTGTCCTTAGAAGAAAAAGAAGATGCTCTCTTGGAGGCCATAGATAAGGCCGTGGCTTCCTCCCCTAAAGAGTTCTTAAAGAGCCTGGTGAAGAAGCATTTGGGCGGTGAGAAGCTCTCCACGGTTGAGCTTAAGCGGCTTAAGAACATCCTATGGCGCGGGGAATTGATGACCGATGGGGCCGTGGATCCAAAGACCGGGGTGAGAGTTACGCTAGTTAAAACAGTCGGTGAGGCCTATAGCGCTTCCCCCATCACCGAGAAGAGAGCTAAAAAAACTAAGCTCGAAGGAACATTTTAGATATTCCGGCTTGGCTCTGTCACAATGGTTGTATGAATAAGTACTTTAAGTTTGGAATTGTTGTGGCGTTGATGCTTGGCGTCACAAGTGTTTTTGTTTTTAAAGGCAACAAGGTATCCAACACAGCACCGTCAGAAGTGGTCTTTAAATTCGAATCAATTGTCCCTAAGACCTTTGGCGTGGGTGCCGTTACGCTTTGCCAAACCGTAACGTTTAAAGAACGTAGGGAAGATCTAAATCCATGGCGCTATGAGTCACACCGTCAATACATAAAGCATGAGCTCATCCATGTAATGCAATGCGAAGCCGTTGGACATGTTGATTACTACCTTGGCTATTTCGGCAACTCTCTTTGGCAGGGTATACAACATGGATTTAAAAATATTTATCTTTGGAATTCCCTAGAAAAAGAAGCCAGAGGTAACCAGTGGATGCCTTTCACCGATCGAGAAACCCTGATCGTCTTAAGATACTGGCCGAAAAACTAAAAATAGTTGTTGCAAGTGTATTCGTTTATGCATATTCTCTATTTATAGGAGAAATAAAATGCAAAAACCAGCATACACAGTGAAACAATTAAAAGAGATTAACCAAAGTAACATTCAAGATAAGGCGAAAGCTTTTGATGTTCTTGAGAACGCAAAGGCTTGGCTTATGGACAACTACCCAGTCCTAACCGATCTTGAGTTTTATTTATTCAAGTCTGAAATCAAAAAACTCTACACCAAACTTAATTCATTGAAGCAGGTGGTCCAATGAAGAATAAATGGATATTAAAAAACAACGAGCTATTGCCACCTAAGCGCATAGCCACTTGGCTTCTCGATGATGGGAATATTGAAATCCATTACAGCGAGAGTCAAATCGATGACGGTCACGTAAAGCTAGCAGCCACCCTTATGGCTTACGCACCTCCAATGCTTTCAACGCTGGAAGAAATTAAGCCCTACATGGGAGTTCTTCCTTTGTGTGTTAGGCAAAAGGTAAGTGATCTACTTGATTGCATTGCAAAAGATGCGTCATAAAAAAGACGTTGATTTTTAAATTTAGCTATGCGTAAATGATTAAATGAAAAAAAAGAATAGAACTAAAGCAGAGTTGATGGAACGACTTGATGAGCTTTTTATGAGATTAAGAAGAAAAGGCTACAGTCAGGAAAAGATTGCCTCAAAGCTTGGCATATCCCAGGGACATGTTTCCAAGATAATGAGCGGAAAACACACTCCATCAGCTTCTGTTTTGTTGGAGCTAACAAGATTAGCAGAGGCAAATGGGGGATTCTAAAATGTACGATTTAAACGATATCGATTTTAATCAGCTTTATAAAGAAATGGATCAAGAGGCCTGTATTGAGAATTCCGGGGCTAGGGATAAAAAGCAAAAAATTGAAGACACTGTTAAGTGGAGTAAAGACGAGTCAACCATCTCTATCAACATCGTTGATCTAGGTATTACAAATTCAGGCCCATGGCTTTCATATTCATTTTGTTCTTCCGGTAAAAACTTTGAGGAATTACAAAAAAATGGATGGATTTGTGAGACTGATCAAGACGGAAGAATCGTTAAAGAATACCAAATGCTTGCAGCTGATCGTGAAGTAAGAGAAAAATGCAGAGATATCATTGATTCAAAGCTTAATGCGTCTTTCTTGATTCCGGATGTAAGGACTTTATGAAACACGTACCATTAAAACTATCTTTTTTAATTGTTATAGCGTTTTTAGTGCAGTCATTTTCAAATGGATCAGAATGTGGGTTTATAGGAAAAGACTTTTACTGCGCAAAAGTGGTAAGAGTTATTGATGGCGACACCATTGCAGTTGATTTACCTGGTATTCATGACTTTTTTGGAAAAAACCAGGTGCTTAGAATTTATGGCGTAGATGCTCCTGAACTTCATTCAAAAGATGATTGTGAAAAGAAACAGGCAGTTAAAGCGAGGAATTTCGTTGAGTATCTGCTTAAAAACAAAACTGTAAACCTTAAAGGCGTTTCAAAAGATAAATACGGAAGATTACTTTCCGATGTTAGTTTTGATGGCCAAAGCGTATCCTCGCTTTTAATTGATCGCGGGTTCGCCGTTGCATATTACGGTGAGGCTAAGAAAAAAATTGATTGGTGTAAAAAGAAATGAGGCTCGATTATGTTGTGGTTGGTTTGGTTGGTGCCGGCATTGGTATTATTGCAGCAGCTACAGTCCTATTTTAACAAGATAAACGAAAGACTAGATAGGCTTGAAGCACTAACAAGATCGGAAAAAAGAAATGAATACTACTAAAACTATTAAAACAACTATAACCGCAGCTATAGTTTCTGGGTCTTTTTTAGTGGGACAAAAGTTTGCTCCAAAACTTACTACAATTGAGCAAATTGAATCTTCAGGCAAAAAACAATATGTCGTATTAAGTCCAGAAGGACATGACATTGATTTTCAAACTCAAAACAGCATTGCTGGAGCATTAAACGTTACTGATTCAAGTGATGAGTCTTTCACTGTCCAGGCCAACGAAAAAGAGGTTGAGGAGCTTAAGAAAAGTATACCTAGCGGATGGCAGGTTGTAGAAGATAGAATTTATTCTATAAAATTTGGTTGTGTTGATCCAGTTAAGCAGCCGCCCGTTGAGCAGCCCGCCCCATCACCGACACCAGTAGTGGACAATCAAAAACCTTCAGTGGTCGCAAGTGTCCCATGGGGTATTAAAAAAATTAAAGCAGATGAGGCTTTAAAGGTATCGAAAGCAGAGTCAGTCTTGGTTTGCATTACAGATACAGGAGCGGACGTACAACATGCAGATCTTAAGGGAATGATAGTTGGAGGTAAGTCTTCAGTGCCTGGCACCGGATCTTTTGATGACGACCAAGGCCACGGCACCCACGTTGCCGGAATAATCGCTGCGTCTTTGAATCAAATTGATGTTGTTGGCGTTACGCAATCTAAGCTTTTTATTTCAAAAGTTTTAGACAGTACAGGCCAAGGATATAGCTCTTGGATTGCTGATGGAATTAATGAATGCATTAAGCAAAATGCGCAAGTTATATCTATGAGCTTAGGAGCTCCAGCTTCTGCCGGATCAGATCCAGTTATAGCTCGAGCAGTGAGCAATGCATTGGCTAGAAACATTAAGGTGGTTGTTGCCGCCGGAAATGATTCAGGACCAGTTGGATGGCCCGCTGCACAGCATGGGGTCATCGCAGTTAGTGCAACAGATTCAAACGATAGAATTGCAACATTCTCAAGCCGTGGTCCGCAAATTATGTACGCTGCACCAGGCGTGAATATTTTAAGCACACAGAATGGTGGCGGTATTGTTTCAATGTCTGGGACATCAATGGCAACCCCTCATGTTGCCGGTGTTGTGGCGCTTTCATTGGCTACTGGAAAACCAGTTGCAGTGGATAACGTAGGACTCTCAAAAGAACTTCAGGGCTTGGGGCGTGTTAACGCGTTGAAGACTGTGAGGGGTGAGCAATGAAAAGCACTATGAAAAGTGACAAGTCAACTTGGAATCGGTGTCAAAAATGTAATGAGCTTCTTAGCCCAGGTAAAGAGGTATGGCTTGAACTTAATAAGTTGGAAAATCTCTATAAAGACGGATTTGTTGATCCTGAGTTTTCGCAAGGTGGTTTCCCGTTCGGGGCTGCCTGCGCAAATAGGGTTATTGAAAACGGTGGAAAAATTTAGCTATGAGTGGTGCCCTGCTAAATAAGATGGAGTATATGGGGCTGCGGTCGGTGGGACTTCCTAGGTTCACAGGGTTCGAGCCCCTGCGCAGTCCATCAACAAAAGTTGACCAAGAAACCCCAGTGATTCGAGGTACGACAAATGATTAAAAAAAGAGAACTGCCTAGCGTCGAAACAAATGCCATGAATTACCGAGAAAAGGTTATTTACTCGTGTGAGCCTGTAGGCCTGAATGAGGCATTTAAGGCTGGCGCGAAATGGGGGTTAGAGTTTGCAATTAAAGAAGTTCAAGAATGGAGAAAACTCAAGATTTTAGCCTTTAATTCCTCTGAGTTTGTTGACCGAGCAGACGCGAAGAGAGAAACACGAAACACGTTGAATCTTTTAGGAACGATAGAATCAGCGCTGCGGGGTACTCTCGGAGAGACGGATGAAGACGTTTTTAAATCAATGGTTGAACGCGCTAAAGAAGAGATTTTGAGGTAACAAACCGTGAGGAAACGATGAGTAATGAAACCGTAAAAATATCGTGGCCGACACCATTCAGTAATATCCGTCAAGAGCTAGATTTGGATAAAGTTTATGTTCACTGGGGCACAAACAAAGAGATTAGGTTAAGTGATGTTTTGGAGCGAGTTCTTAAAGAGATCGAAAACAAACCCCAGTGATTCGAGGAAACGAGAAGGAGTGAGAAAATGGATGAGATAGAAATAAACGGAGAGACATACGTGAAAAAATCAGCACAAAAGAAGATGGCCGGAATAAAAGACGGTAAGAAGTATTGCATTGTCAGAACTCAGAGCGCCGGTGTGTTTGCTGGTTATCTTGAGTCAAAAACTGGTCAAGAAGTTGTTATGAGAGAAGCTCGTCGTATTTTTTATTGGGACGGCGCGGCTTCTCTTTCTCAACTTGCAATGAGTGGCACATCTAAGCCTCAGAATTGTAAATTTCCAGAGGCGGTTGATAGAGTAGAACTACTACAGGCCATTGAAATTTTAGATGTTACCGAAGCCGCAAAGAAATCAATAGAGTCTGTTGGTGTATGGAGAGTTTAAGTTCCGGTGACGGTTCCGGTGACGGTTCCGGTGACGGTTCCGGTGACGGTTCCGGT